AAATTAAATTGTCAAACATATTGGCACTCACGAAATATCAACCATTGTTTGGCGACAAAAGGTCCAAGACACACTGGTTAACATTTATGAAAGGAGTGAGCTAAATGATCACGCAGAATAAATGGCTACTAGAAACAGCCTGCATAACAAAAAAGACCGATACGGGTCGCACCCCATATCGGCAAGTCAAAAACATTTTCAAACGAATCCTAACACGGAAAGGAAAATAGAGCAATGGAATTAGTTAAAGCACGTGAAATGAAGCGGCGCATTTACGCACATGACCACTTGTTGACTGACACGTTGTGGGTTGACGGTGACCCTGAATCAATGGAGTACAAGAACTGTGCTCAAGCATTCAAGAATCGCGAAAAGATGACAGCCGAGTTCAACCGCTTAATGGGGTGGAGCTATGAATCAGGATATTAACTGGGACGCTGCTACTGAACAACAGGATGACTTGAATCCAGAGAATCAATACTTTGGACCATACACGAGAGAGGAGAACGAATGACACCAGTAGTATTCGATGGTTTCACAGAAACCAAAAGGAATCTAGAAGACGAACTAGCACCATACAAATCGCTTATCATTTCAGACGTTAAAAATGGTAAGAAAACACGGGCCAGCTTGAATAAATTAGCTAAGCAAGTCAACGATCGCAAGAAGGAATTGAAACGCCCGTACGTTGATGCAACAAAACCGATGGAAGATCAAGCTAAAGAGCTGATCGCGATGATTGACACGGTTGTGAAGCCTATTGACGATCAGATTAAGGCAATCGAATCAGAGGAACGTCAGCAACGCATCGGTCGCTTGAAAGCCTTAATTGCTGATATGGCGTTCAGCTACCACATTGACCCGCTGCAAGTCGATATCAAGCCAAACTGGGCTAACAAGTCGATTGGCGATCTGGAACTCAAACGCCAGATTGCAGAAGAATTTTCCTTGATGATCAAATACGGTAAAGGCGTGTTACCTGATGGCATTAATCGTGTTAACGGTGCATTAGTGAGTGACGATGGTGAGATGGTACAGAAACACTTGCTGACTGTCTATGTAACCAGTGAGCAATTGAAGACGTTGCTAAGTGACCTTAATGCTGCAGAAGTGCCATATGAAAAATTGAAGGTGTAATCAGTGAAAATTACAAACGCAAAAAATATCAAACGCAATAAAAGTTGGCGAGTAATCATCTACTCAAAGCCCGGAATTGGTAAGACATCATCGATCAAGTATTTAAAGGGCAAAACGTTAGTGTTGGACTTAGATAATTCAGCAAAGGTACTTGAGGGCTTAGATATTGATGTAATTGAATTTGACCGATCGAAGCCAGAAGAAGAACTAGTTGAGTTTCTGAAACAGGCACCAGAGTTAGCCAAACAATATGACAATCTAGTGATCGATAACATCTCATCGCTTGAGAAGGATTGGTTTGTTGAAAAAGGGCGCAAGTCACACAACGGAATCAGTAATGAATTACAAGACTACAGCCAATGGACAAACTACTTTGCGCGAATCATGATCACAGCTTATTCATTGAAAGACATCAACATTCTAACGACCGCTTGGGAGACACAGAACGATGTGACCACTGAAACGGGTCAAACGTTTAGCCAATATGCGCCACAGATTCGCAAGAGCGTACGTGACGGCCTACTAGGCATGGCTGACGTTGTTGGACGTGTAGTCGTCAATCCTAAGACTAATGGCCGTGGTGTGATCCTACAGGGTGATGATTCTATTTTTGCAAAGAACCGCCTTGATGATCGCAAGTTAGCACCGATTGAAGAACTGTTTGATTTCGGTAAAAAGCCAGAACCTAAAGTAGAAAAGAAAGAAGGAACTAAATAATGTCAGGATTTGATTTAGATTACTCACAAGCAACAGATTTCACTACACCAGACGACGGAACGTACGAGGCGGTTATCGGTGGCCTCAAAGAGGACGCAACAAAGAGCGGTGCTCAATTCATGAACATTGACATGATTATTCGCAATGATATCAGCGACCAGAAGTTCAAGGGTCACCATGTTTTCCGACGTATTTTCGTTAAGAAGGACACGGGTAAATATCCAAAGGGCATGTTGATGAGCCTTGCAAAAGCATCTGGATTACCAGATAAGTTTCACTTTGAAAGCTTTCCAGAAGATTACTTTGCCAAACTATATCATCGTCCTATTTTGATCACCGTCAAGAATGAAGAATCTGAATACCAGGGTAAAACGTATCAGAATTTGAATGTTAAAAAGTGGGAAGTATCAAAGTTTCCAAACGTTGCTCATAAATTTAAATCAGATGAGATCAGCAATGCCGCACAGAACGCTCAAGCAGGTATGAATGCTGATTCAATCGATATTTCAGAAAAAGACCTCCCATTCTAGGTGGTAAGCATGGCAAAACTATCTTACACAAAAGTAAAACACCGATTGGAGCGTGAACTAAATATGCCGATTGATCTATTGAACAAAGGCTATCCGATTACGGAAGCCGAGTACCAAGAAATTAAAGAAGTATTTGAACAAAAAATAAAGTTGTGGAAGGAAAACATGGCGCTTGACGATTTGCCGTTCTAAAAGTGAGGTGAGTACATGAGCGGTCAAGGATTTATTACGGTTCATCGAAAACTTATTGAAAGTGACATTTGGTCAAAACCGCCGTTATATTCAAAAGTTTGGCTGTGGTTGCTTATGAATGCCCAGCATTCAGAATATAAAGGATTAAAACGAGGCCAACTTTCTACAACAATTGACAAGATACGTGATGGTGTCTCGTGGTACGTAGGAGCTAGGATTGAGCGTCCATCATACAACCAAATTTACAAAATATTGCAGTATTTACGAAAGAGTGACGAAAGCAACAATTTTTCTCCAATGATAGCAATGGCGAAAGCAACACAGTCAATCCTTATTACGGTGCTTAACTACAGTGTTTATCAAGCTTCTAATAATTGCGAAAGCAAACCTGAAAGCAAAGAAAAAAATTTGCGAAAGAATTTAGGGGTAAAAGATATAAACAACAATGTTAACAACAATGAAATTCATTATGGTGAGTTCATTAAGTGGTTCAACGAACAAACAGGTAAACATTTTAAGAATACAGAAGCAAATAGAAAAATAATTCGAGCTAGGTTGAATGATGGCTTTAATAAAAAAGATCTGGGATTAGTGGTCAAATACAAAACGATGGAATGGAAAGACGATCCAGACATGAATAAGTATTTGAGATTCAACACAGTTTTCGCTCCGAAGCATTTTAATGACTATCTGAACGAAGCCAACGATTATCAAAACCAAAGTCAACGAAAAAGCAAAATAGTAAAAGCTACTGACATGGACGAACTGGAACGTCAGAAACAGGAAAACTTGAAAAGAGCCGAAGAACGGTTCAGAAAGGAGCACCCAGAGTTGAATGAATAGTGAAGTTGAACAGTCAATCATTATTGCACTCCTACATGATCCGGAATTAACGGAAACAATATCCATTAATTCAGATTGGTTTGTTGATCAAAATTATCGAGCATTGTTTGAAGCACTCAATGAACTACATGGGACTGATACCAGTCTGTTATCCATTTGGGGCAAAGCTAGATCGATAGACAAACGCTTTGGCCTTAGCTATGACAATCTGAACGAGTTACACCGGTTGTATATTACAGCTGCTAACTTGCAGTCTGACGTTTCAGCATTGCATAAGTTAGCCATGAAACGTGATTTAGACAATGCGATTGAGAAGTACCGACAGAATCCATTTGGAGACACTAGGCAGGAGTTGACGGATGCCCTGAACCACTTGAACCAAGTTGGTGAGGACGTGGACACTGGAAGTTTAGCGGATACAGCAAAGGAGTTGGATTACATGCTAACCCATGCCGCACCGGCCGGAATTAAGACATACCCTAAACTGGACAAGTTACTGTCTGGTGGATTATATGGGTCTATGTTGCTAACTATTGGTGCTAGACCATCAGTTGGTAAGACTGCATACAGCGTCAATCTTGCCTATCAGATTATGGACAACGACAAAGAAGTACAGGTGGATTACTTCACACTGGAAATGAGTAAGCGCGAAATGTTGAATCGCTTCGTTAGTCGTCAATCTGGTGTGACTTCACAACTGTTACGTAATCCGGCTGAAAATTTAAGTGACATTCAGAAGTCAATTATCCGCCAAGGCATTGATTGGGTGAAAGCTCATAAACTGCACGTATACGACAAGTTACCGACATTGGCTGGAATTACCAGGACGATCAAAAAGAACGCGTCTAAGGCGCAATCTGGTAAGTATGTGGCGATTATAGATTATGTCGGACTTGTCAGCGTACAGAGTGGACGTGATCGGTGGATTGAAGTTGGTGAAATTACGCGGCAGTTGAAAGTATTAGCGAATCAATTTGATGTACCCATCATTGCACTAGCGCAATTGAATCGTGGGATTGAGACACGGACTGATAAGACACCACAACTTAGTGATCTACGTGAGTCCGGATCAATTGAACAGGATAGTAACGTTGTTGCGTTTCTGTATCGACCGAACCCGAAAGAACGTGATATTGAGCAGCTAGTAATCCAGAAGAATCGTGAAGGCTCGTTAGGTCGGATTGACTACCACTTCAACGGCGGTGAAATGCTATTTCAGGAGTTGGATACCTAATGGCCTATATGGACTACAACGAGTACAAACAGTTGATGGAATACAGTGATTTTAAGGAATCACGGGCTGTCAAAGTGTATCTGTCGAGAGCGGCACATTACAGCCGGATGAAAAAGCGAGCTGAAACGATCAACGCTGATCATCCTAGTGACTTGATGAAAAGTTATGTAGATCGTTATGAACGGTTACGAATTGAATCTGTATGGAAAGCAATTTGGGTTGCAGAAGCAGAGCAGAAACAACAGTGGCGATATATTGAAGACGTTAGCCAGTTCCTTACTGATGGTGAGCAGCTATTCGGTGGAATCGAAGAATTTAGTGAAGCAGATCAATTCAAGATTGAACTATCTGAACTATACAAAGAACTAGAGCAGGAACAACAGAAAGGTGAGTGGAGAGACTGATGACACCTAACGAATTAGGAATGGGTTTTGTTGATCAGGTTGAAGTAGTGGGCTTTAAAAAAGTTATCGATAAAATCAAAAGATACAGTGATCTAGGCTATTTTGTGGATGTGTCAACCCTAGCTGAGACGGATAAGCAAAGTGGAGGACGGCCAATTGGCCATGGCATTAAAGTGTCGTATCTTTTACAGATTTGGAAGTTTGCAGATGATTAAGTTGACGATACCAGGTGAGCCAGTAGCACAGGGACGGCCACGATTCAGTCGACAAGGTGGTTTCGTTCGGACGTATGACCCGAAACCGTCGCGAGATTACAAGGCTAAGATTCAGCAGTGTGTTGCACGGCTGAAACTAACTACGCAACTTGATCAGCCATTAGCAGTCACAATCAAGGTGTATCGACCCATTCAAAAGTCGACAAGTAAGAAAGATCGTGCACTGAAAATAGCAGGAAAGATACTACCGACGACCAAGCCAGATACTGATAACTACGTGAAGGGTATTCTTGATGGTTTATCACAATCTAAAATTTGGACTGATGACAATCTGATTTGCGTAATCAAAGCACAAAAGATGTATTCAGAATATCCACGAGCAGAAATTGAGATTAAAGAGATCATCCTTTGAGCACAGGATCGATTTTAAGGTCAGAATCCAGTAGCTAAGATTGCGCTGAGAGAATTCTAATCACATTCGAGGGTAAATGTACCAGAAAGCAAAATAAGCTCTTAAAACGCCTATTACAGGCTTATAAATTAAACATAAAATTTGGAGGAATTTATCATGACAGAATTAAAAGATAACAGCATTGAAGTGCCAGCTATGCTAGCTGATGTACACCCAACACCAAAAGGTGTAACTAAGGTGAATTTTGAAGTTGAGACAGAGTTGCTTGACGGTCATATTGGGGAACTAGCAAATCTGCTTAATTACAACATTGTTTTAAAGATTATGCCTAATCAAACGGAGTTAGATACAGACAGTGCAAACAAAGAAGCAGACGGCCAGACTGACTTGCTAGAGGACGACGATGACGAAAATTGATATGAAGGCACTACAGAAGTTAGAAAGTGAATATCCTGAATTAAAAGGATTGTCACGAAATGATCCGCGTTTAGTTGCGTTGCGTGAACCCCTTGAACTTGATGAAACCGTGAGCCGTAGGCGGCCGAATACAGTCAGAATTAATAAAGTGATCGATCAATATTTACAATTAGCGGTTAAGAACGGTTGGCCTAAAGCAGAGATGCTTTATTGGCTAAATAAATCGGGGCCATTGCGTACACATTTGACTAACTCACAAGTTGAAATGCGGCAATCATATACTGGCGTGAAACTAAAAACAAATGTGATTAAATTTGATCACAACGATCAAGAACACGTGGACAAAATTATCATTGATAAGAAAGCACACGGAAAGTCGTTCGATCAGATTGCAATGATAATTAATGATCTAGGGTATGGAACGTTTGTTGATGCGCCATATGTTAATCATCGGTACCGTAAGTTGATCCCAAAATCATCATACAAAAGCGTTCCTGAACTAACTGGTGAGGAAAAACGAATAGTTGATGTACAGATTGAGGCAGCTATGAACACTGAAATGAGTATTGGTGATTTAGTCCAGTACTTGAATGGAATGCCTAAAATCAAGCACGAAGTGACACGTGATGTAGTAATTAAACGTGCCAAGCGTATGCACATTAAGCTGGAGGGTATGTGATGGCAATTAGGCCGAATTATTACAAGGATGAGAACGGACATGATCTGTTCTGGAAGATGGAACACGGTATGTATGACTTGGCTTGGTCAATTGGGTTCTGCCACATCAATGCTGAAAAATATGAGCGTCGTAAAGGCCGTAAGACTGCAATTGGCATTGAGGATGAACGCAAGGCTCAAACATACCGTGATGAGGAAGAACGACTGAAACAGTTGCATCGTGAGGGAGTGATTTAAATGACTAAATA